GCGATCATGTCCGCGCTGGGACTCCACAACGTCCCAAAGGCCGACGTAGCCATCTTCTCCGACACCGGAGACGAACCTGAGTCCGTCTACAAAGTCCTGGACGACTACAGAGAGATCCTCGAAGGCCACGGACTACCCGTGCATATCGTGTCCGCAGGCAGACTCTCCGACCACATCATCCAAAGACACAAAGGCGAAAGACAACGGTGCGCCGCCATCCCAGCATTCATCATGGGCGACGACGGGCGGTCCACCATCCTCCGACGCCTCACCACGTGCCAATGCACCAGGGAGTACAAAATCGACCCCATAGAGAAGGAGGTCCGGCGACAACTGGGCTACAAGCCTGGGCAGAGGATTGCAGGCAAGAAAAACGTCCGGGCCATGATCGGCATCACCACAGACGAAATCGTGAGGATGAAACCCTCGCGGACAAAGTGGGTCGAAAACCACTACCCACTCATCGACGCCGACCTCTCAAGAGATGACTGCATCAACTTCCTCCAGGAACGAAACCTCCCGCCAGTCGGGAAGTCCTCCTGCGTTTTCTGCCCCTTCCACTCCGACGCCTTCTGGGAGGACATGAAGAATAACGAGCCCGAGGAGTTCGAGAGGGCCGCCCTAATCGACGACCAAATCAGGGACATGTCCATGTCCGGTATCGAAAGACCCGTCTTCCTACACCGATCACTCAAACCACTCAGGGAGGTCCGCTTCCAAGACTGGAAGAACCCAGGGCAACTACGGCTGTTCGACGGGATGAACCAGGAGTGCGAAGGCATGTGCGGAGTCTGAAACCTGATACACAAACCAGCGGGGCGTTCAGTACCGTTCACGGACACACCCTTAGAACCCGAAGACCTCGCCAAAAAAACCCACACACACCGCTCACGGTCGCACCCAATTTGTTGTTAGGACTGTTCCATTATTACGCGACCAACCACCCCCTCCGATGACGAGCAACACAAACACACCGAGCTCGTCCTCGACCTACTCGCTGACATCGACCCAGAACTCATCGTCGCCGTCGGATTCGAAAAAGCCGTCATCGGCGTAGGCGAAAGAGTCGGACTGAAACCCGCCGTCTGCTACGACGAAGAAGTCTGCATCCAAATACTCCAGGACGAAACCGGCTGCTCATACGAACAAGCCGCCGAAGACTTCCAGTTCAACGTCGCCGGAGCGGCCCTCGGAGAGAACTCCCCCATCTACGTCCGACGACTCCCAATCACCCACGCCTAACCAAAACCCAGAAGGCACGCAGAGGGAGTAGGTACCTATAGGCGGGACGAGGGGCCCCGGGCCCCCCAAAGGCCCCCACCCCCGGCCCCAGGGGCCTGGATCCGGGCCGGGTGGTTTTTCCCGGGGGGGGGCGAGAATTCGCGGGGACTGGCGGGAGCTGGCGGAAGACCGCCGATCCTGGCACGCCATCGGACGTTCCCGTGCCGCAGACGGGCCCGTGGTGGCAGGGACCGGCATGGGCCCCCCCCCGGACCGTCGCATATAGCAGTCCCCGGGGAGGCAGGAGCGGAGCCAGACCTGGCGCCCCCCTTCCCTTCCATCCTCCGGGCCCGTGGTGCGTCCTGCCCATGAGAACGGGCCCGGACACCGTGTGGCATCCGGGCCCGTGTGGGGCGCCGTGGGGCGCGTTAGGCGTGGATGATAGCGGCTATGGCGTAGAGGATCACGATCAGCACTATGATGGGGATGGCGTAGTCTTGTTCGTTGTCCATCGGTCAGACTTCCCACCGGATGCTTGCCGCTTGCGCGCCGTGTGCGGGGATGAAGATCGACCGCGCCGAACGGCGAATCCCGAACCGTCCGAATCCCGCGCACAGGGTGCAGTCCGCACAAGTAGTGCGGTGTCCCGCCTCTTCGGACGCGGGACAGAGAGTCTCGTTCTCCGCCATGTCGTCCAGCCCGCGCCCAACCCGGAAGGTCCGCCAGCCACGACGTTGTGCACGTCGTGCTTCCCGTTCGGATTCGACGGAGGCCATAACGTACGGACGCAACCTATCGACGTTACGGCGGAGAATGGAACCGCGGGGGGCGTTCCACTGGTGGGTATAGCCGGTCCAGCCGGATACCACGATAGTATCCACCGCGTGGGCCCACACGTCCGCAGGGATTGCAGCGGGATCGCCCCATGATCCCATACGTAGTTTCCAACCGTCGGGAGCGTGAACGTCCATGTCGGCGCCTATGATGGCGGATGACAATGCGTAGTCGCTCCCACATGTGGCGTAGTCCGGGTAGCCGCCACGGGAAGCACAACGGTGAACCGCTAACGGTGCCTTGCCGACATCCACGTAGCACGTACGGGTGTCATCGTCGTCGTCGTCGGGTCGGTAGGCGTGGCTGCAATCCCCACACACGGATCGATCCGCGCCGTTACGTGCCGCCGTCGGCGGCTCCACGGATTCCGGCATGATCCACGTTTGGATCATGTCCCCTGTTTTCCCGTTATCGGATTCCACGCGGAATCCGGTAGCCACGCCGATTATCGGGGCGCCGTCAATCATGGACGGACCCCTGTAGAAAACGGCGCCGTTCCTGTTTAGCGGCGCCATGACGCTATCTCCGTTGCAATCTCAAGTATCGCGAACCCGATGGCCACGACGGCCACTACGCTCAAGGTTCCCATGTCGGTTCCTCCAATGCGGGCCCATTCCCGCTCCCCCACACTACCACTAATTCGTGACGGCTCACGGATTCCACCGGGGGGGGGGCGCCCATGCCCCGACCTGGTGCCCCGGGCGAGGGGCCTCACCCTGGCACGCCGGGGTTCCCGAGCTGGGCGCGTGGCCAACCGCGTCCGATGGGCCCCGGCCACGTCTCGAGGCCCTCGGGTGACGGGCGGAGCTGGGCGCGACCTGGCGCCCACTTGGTGCCCTGGTAGCGGGCGGAGATGGCCTCGGGGTGCGTGCGCCGAGTCCACCATCACCTACGCCGCCGGCGACGACGCGCCCTGAGGCCGGGGTCAACCCAGAGCCGCAGCGAAGGCGTCTTCCGTGAGGCCCCCGTGGCTGTCGTGCCAGGTCAGGACCCCTTCCCGAAACACCAGCGCCTGCGGTGACTCGTGCCGGATGTCCAGCTCCGATGTGAGCCCGCGGGCGAGACCCCGTTGGCTGATGACATCGACGACGCACACCTTCAGGGGATCGTCTCCCCTGGCGGACAGCCAGCGTTGGAAGTTCCCCTCCGCCATGGTGCTGACCGGACAGATGGGGCTCTTCTTGAAGACGACCACAGGGGCGGTCGTAGACCCCTCCTCCAGCACGCGGATCGCGGACGCCGGGTCCTCCGGGAGCTCGATCTCTTCATGGTTCATGCTGCGAGTGTTCAGGCCGGAGACCCGGTAGGTCTCGCCCCCGGAGGTGAATTCGCGGCCAAGGTCGGCGGGGTCCAGCCCGTAGCGGGGCGCCAACCGGGTGAACGCCTCGGCCTCCTTGCTCGTAACCGTGCCGTCCTCGTTGACCACGTTCGCCTCCACCTTGATCGTGGCGCGGGTGTCGGAGTACGAAGCGTTGCCGACCGTCAGTCGGACGCCGAGGCGGTCGCCCACTTCGGTCAGGGCCTCTTGCAGTTCTTCCTGAAGGGCCTTGCAGGCCTCGCGGTCGATCTTTGTGATCTTCATCGGTCCATCCTTTCGTTGTTGGTGTCGAGCATCCAGAGAATCATGCAGACGGGGAAGAGCAGGATCATCGCCATGTAACCGATGGCCCTCATGACTCTCCCTCCTGTCCGGCAGTCTGCGCCAGGGCGATCATGTCACGCACGCAGTCCAGCATGGTCTGGCCCCCGGAGGAGGCGACGCCGAACAGATAGCCCCATGCCCAATCTACAGGGTGATCGCAACTGTAGTCGTCGGCTTCGACGGCCTCGGCCAATTTTGCGAGGAGGTCCATGTCTGGCGACGGGTCCCACCACGCCTCCCCCACGATGGCCCCGACATTGTCGCAAAACATCGCCACGTCCTTGTTGTCGCTCATGCGTCCCCCCTTGGGGCTGGCCTGAAACTCTGCGAAGGCCACGGTCGGTGCCTCATAACTCTTCGCCATGTCGGTCCTCCTGTCGGGGGCCAATCCCCCTGTGGACACGGTAGCACAAATCGAGAGGACGCAAGGGTTCTCTCGTTGCCCGGGTCCCAGGGGGTGCCCGGAGCTCGTGCCGGGCACCAGGCCTCGAGGCCCTCCGCCGCAGGGGTTTGCGCCCACCCTGACGTGAGCCGATGGGCCGATGGGCTCTTGATGGTTCACGGGTTTTGGGCGATCATGTGGACATGACAAAGGAGCGCAACATGTGTGTGTGCTGCGGTCTCGTGGAGAGGCCATCCTGGCGCGAGCTCTGTGATGAGTGTCGGCGCAACGTGTCCCGGCGTTGTGCGGAGGAGCTGGAGGGCGGGAAGGACTTTCTCGTTGACTGCGACCCGGGCGACGAGGCGAAAGGAGACGACGCATGAGCAGGCTGATGGAGAGTACCCCGTTTGTGTCACTGACCATGGTGGCAGAGATGAAGGGTTGCTCGTGGGCCGCGGTGCAGGCGGCGGTGGAGCGGGGGGATCTCCCCTATGTCGAGATCAAGACGAGTGAGCACCGCGCTGTGAAGGGGGTGCCGCTGGCGTCCGTGCGGAAGTGGGAACCGAGGAAGCAGGGGAGGCCGACGAATGGGTGACAACGAGGCTATTGGTTATGTGCGAGTGAGCACGGTGGAGCAGGCGGAGAGCGGACTGGGCATGGAGGCCCAGGAGGCTCGCATCCGGGCGTACTGCCAACTGCACGATTTCCACTTAGTGGATGTCATCAGGGACGAGGGGTTGACTGGCAAGACTGCTCACCGCGAGGGTCTCCAGCGGTGCCTCACGATGCTGCGGGAGCGGGAGGACGGGGTGCGACACTTGGTGGTGTTGGACATCAGTCGTGTCGCCCGTTCCGTGCGGACGATCTTGGACATCGTGGAGGAGAGTAAGCGCGACGAGTGGGCGTTCCACTCCGTGAAGGAGCGGATCGACACAGACTCTGCGATGGGCCGGTTCGGCGTCACGATTCTGGCCGCGGTGGCCGAGTTGGAGGCGGGGTTGATCAGCGAGCGGACGCGGGCCGCCTTGCAGGCCAAGGCAGCGCGGGGGGAGGACTTCAACCGCCATCGGGCAGACCGGGGCCTCCCCGTGGACACCCGCGTGGCCTTGGAGACGTTGCTCTCTGGCAACTACACCACGAGGGAGGTTGCCAACCACCTGAACGCTCGCAACATGCCGACCGCTCAGGGGCGACCGTGGACGCATCAGGCGATATCTCGCCTTCGCCGCCGTCGCGAGGCTGCGTCTTGACCGACCCTCTGGTGCGCCGCGAGCGCATAAACCAGTGGTGGCTGCGGATTAAGGTGCTTGATGACAAGGCCCGCACTGTCCATCTGGCGCGAGAGGTCAGGAGCGGCCCTGGGGGTGAGGATCAATTGTTGAGGGCGCACGCTCGACTGGGGGCGGAGGTGGCGGATAGGATGCTCCCGTTCTTGAGGGAACTCTTTCGAGAAGTGGAAGCCACCCTCGGGTACGCAGTTTCTGGGGAGGTGCAGGTTGGCGATAATCCTCGCGAGGGTTAGAATCTCGCGTCGGTTATCCTAACCCAAGCTGGAGCCCCCGAAGATCATGGATCGCGATCTTCGGGGGCTCTTCTTTTGTGCTCGAAGAGAGCGAGCGAGAGCGGTTGGATCTTCGGTGCCCACCGCACGGCCTTGCCCCCGGGCTTGAGTTTGATCTTGCGCCAGCCCCACACCTCGACTCGGATCCCTGAGCGCATCGCCAGTTCGACCCGTGGGCTAACGTCCGGGTCGTCGAGCATCTTGCTCACACGGGCAGCGGTGTTCGACCCTGAGGTGCACTGAACTATCAGGGGTTGCTCATCGGGCGCGATGGCGATCACGTCGCCAAACCCCCACAGGTCTTTGCGTCGGACTAAGCGGAACAGAGCTGGCTGCTGCCCCTTCGCTGGCGTTGCCATGGCGGGCAGCCATCGCTCGCACACGTCGGGTGTCCAGCCCTGCTTCCGCAGATACTCAAGCGTTCTCTGGGTCGGGCTTGCCATGGACCTCCATGATACGGGTGCCGAGATCTATCCCGCTGAAGAGTGAGCCCACCCTCATGCGCCGACTTGGTGGTCAGGGGTTGGGCGAAGGTCTCTTGCGGAGAGGTCTGGCTTCTTGCGCGTCGTTGGGGTGGTTTCCAAGACCGCCGCCGACCGTTCCGTTTCCCAGACCGTGATCTTGGTGATCGGCCAGGGACCGGCGAGTTTGTTCATGATGAACAGGGCGAGCTCCTCGGCGGTCGGGTTGTCGAGGTGGTCATTTAACACTTGGTGGTCTAAGAGGGGCTTGCAACGCCCGTCCCATCGCTCGCTGATCTCCCCGAAATCGACGACCCAACCTTTGTCGAAGTCGAGTCCACCTGAGACCTCAACCTCAACTCGATAACTATGGCCGTGGAGGTTGTGGCACTTGTGGGTTGGATCAACGTATGGAAGGCGATGCGCCGCCTCAAACCTGAACACCTTGATGACTTTCATTGCTTCCCCTTGGTAGGTAAATGGGCTGGCGCGTCTGTTGACACCAGGATTTCCTTTCGTTGGAGATCAGCGCGCCAGCCCATGACAGTGTTTTGTATCTCCCGAGTTGCCTCCCCCGCCTCTTCGCGCAGGTATCGGTGAAGCTGGTGTAGTTGCTGGTTATTGGCATTGATCCCTCCACGGAACCACCCCGTCCCGTCTACTGACTCGACGCCAGCGTCTGAGCATCTGCGGAGTTGCCCGTATGTGTTCACGCGCCCGACGTGGACGCGGGGGCACTGCTCACACCACACCTCCAGGTTGGCCCACTTCCAGTCCCTCGTCCCGCCCATGAAAACGACATCGGCTTCGGGTGGGACATCCCCTGGAGTCATGCCATCCTGAGCTGCGAAGGCTAACGGGTAGCCGTAGGCGGAGACTTTGGGCGCCCACTCCTGCCACCTGTCGAGGGTCGCGCACTTGTCAGCGACGACATCAGGGACCACGACCCAGAGAGGTGGCTGTGCCTTGCCGCGGAAATCTCTTGCCTCCTGCGCCCACGCCAGCAGCTCCGTGAACGCCGCCTCGTCCCACGGGCGTCCCTTAGAAAAGGCTGGGTATGCCCCATTGTCTATGGCGTAGGGGAGCCACGAGAATGGTCCCTTTTGCCCCCCTGGCGAATAGAGGTGCCCCAGTTGACCGGGGTGTTTCCCGGCCCAATAGTGGACAACATTCGCGCAGCTGTTGGACGGCATGACCATCATGCAGGCGAGCCCTCAGGGGTTGGCCCGTCCTTCTTCGGCTGCCCCGCCTCCATCTCCTCGTCAATCACCTTCTGCACCACGTCCAAGTCGTAGCCGTCGCTGGTCACCGCCAATGCGATCTGAGCCAGCATCTCCATGGATGTGGCCTCACGGTCAACCGTGGGCAAGGGTTGCCCCTTCTCCTCCACCCGGCCCAGGAGGAGCCGGTACGCCGCCCTCGCCGTCGCGTCTGCGATCAACTTCCGACGCATCCAGTTCTCGCGGTGTTGAGCCATGATCTTCTCGGCTTGTTTCCGCACCGTCTTATCCACTGCGCCCTCGCTCATTTGATCTGTGCCTCTCCTAATTTGGTGTCCGGCGGCAACCCCCTGCTCGTCAGGAAATCACGCCATGACATGCCTTGGTCCTCGACCCGGTGGCTGGCCGCTACCCTCTCCGACTGGGCGAGCATCGCGTGGTCCTCGCGCACCCGATCAGCAGTCTCCAAAAAGGTCGCGAGTAAATTCGCGATCCGCCTCCCCTTCTCCTTGATCAGGCGCTCGACCGTCTCCTGAAACACCTCGTCGCTCAGGTGTCCGGTCGCCTTGGAAAAGTACCGGATGGCTTCCTCGCTCAACTGGAGGTATGCGTGGAACTCCATCAGGATCGTGAATGCCCCGGCCCTGCGCCTGCTCGACATCGAAAGCCCTCCCTACCCGTGATCTCATCGACTGCGTCTGCTCCGGCGCCCCTCCCTGCGTCTGGAGGTATTGGCCGGAGGTCACCTTCGCCATGTTGGTGACCCCCAGGAGCCACGAGAGGCTGGCTCGCCAGGGTTTCACTTGCCCCAGGAGGAATGGCATCTGCCGCACGGAGGCGAAGTACTCCTGCCATTCCGATGGGCTCCAGCCCTCCCTGTTGATGGCCTGCTGCACCAACTTCTTGACGCCGGACGCGACGGGCCTCCGAATACCCGGTAGGTACTCGGATAACTCCGCCATGTACGCCCCTACCACGTCGTCCACTCTGGACTTGTCGCTCATCCCCTCCCCCCTAACTCGCTAATTGCGCTGGATAAAGTCCTCCCACGCGAGCCGCAGACCCTTGGTGGGGGGCGGCTTGCTCGCCATCCTCACCATCATATCTGCGTCCTTGCCTGACACGGCAGCGAGTACTACCCGAGCTGCCATGATCTGGTCGAGGGTGCAAAGGTCGCACTCACAGGTCTCTATCGTCTCTGGTGTGTGTTCGGACACAGCGGGGTTCCCTCCTTCTCAGACACCCCCCCTCCCCCCAGGTTGCGGGTCCGGGGTTCAGTGGGAGGGCACACCCTCAGGCCCCCGCAGTTTTTCGTCTTGTAGGCCCAAGCCGGTAGCGCGTCTCTCCGGCCCCCTGTGGGACGTGGCCGCGTTTTGGTGCCCAGATGCGGCGAACCAATCTGGGGGGCTTAGGGTGCGTCTCCGTCGCCCAGGATGGGAGCGTAGAGGGTGGCCCGCCGGGGCGCAAGTCTCTGGGGGCAAGAAAGCGCCCCCGAGAGTCCTCGCGAGAGACTTCCGGGGGCAGTGACTAACCCTCAGTCTGGCGCGGGTGGTGTGTCGCCGGGGAGACGCATACCCGGCGATGCCGCGCCAAGGTGTGGCGTCGTCGCGGGCATGATAGCACGGCGTCCCCTCGCTACCCTCTGGAGTACCTTCTGGAGTAGTACTCCAGAAGGTGGCGCCCCCCGTTCCAGAGCCTCCACTGTCGGACGGTCGGAGACGCAAAGGGTTTGGCCGTCACCACTTACCGCCCCTCTTCAGGACGTTCGAGAGCTGCCACTGTCGAAGGTCCCTGCCCCATCCGCCTACCTTCTGGAGTAAGTACTCCAGAGGGTCCCTCGTTTGCGGATGGGCCTGAATAGCTGTAAAATCACCCGTCCATGACAGATCTGCCCCCTGCTCCTGAGGAGCGAAAAGTGCCCGCCGACCCGGCGGAATGGCCCCGCATCCTCCGCGGCTGGCGGGTCATCGGTAAGTACGCGGGAATGTCCTCTCGCAGCACCCGACGAGCGACCAGCGACCCAGATCACCCATTCCATGAGGTGGTTCGCCGGGATCCCGCGAGCCAGCGAGTCTGGTGCTGGTCGGCGGAACTCTGGTCGGCGCTCGCAAAGATGCCTCTTGCCGGGCCGGAGATGACGCCCCCGGACGCAGGGGCCCCAGACCCCGACTCCATCCTCCTCTGACTGTCCGCCCCGACCGTAATATCAGGGGATGGAAGCTCTCAGAAAAGGTCCCCATGCGGTCAATCAGCGCCAAAAATGGCTCGAGTGGCGGCAATCATCCATCGGCGCGAGCGAAGCTGCCACCATCCTCGGCCTCAACCCCTGGTCGAGCCCCCTGAAGTTGTTCTCCAACAAGATCGGGCTGACCGACGACGGCCCCATTGCCAGCGAGGCGGCAGAGTGGGGGCACCGGCTCCAGACCGCCGTGCTTCAGGCCATGACGGACAAGAGCGAGGGGAAGACGTTCTCGGAGTTCGAGATCGGGCTCGTGAACCCCGACTTCCCGTACCTGCACGCGACCCCCGACGCCATCGTCGGAGGGGCTGGCGTGATCCCTTCGCTGAAGGAGCCGTTCCCAGAGTTGGGCGAGGCGAAGGTCACCTCGGTCACCAAGCACTGGGAGGATGGCGTGCCTGCTCATGTCCAGTGCCAGGTGCAAGTGCAGATGGCGGTGACCCGGTCAAACATGGTCACGGTCGGGGCGCTGTTCAACGCTCGGCAATTCGAGATGTGGGAGATCGAGCGAGATGACGAGTTCATCCACGACGAGCTGCTGCCGAAGGTGAAGGAGTTCCACGAGCGGCTGGAGGCGGGGGATCCGCCCGACGAGACGACTGCCGGTGACGGGGAAGTCCTCTCCCTCATGTACCCCGCCAGCCTGAGCGAAGGCAGTGTCGCGCTGACGGGCATGTTCACCGACCTCGACGACGAGCTCGTCAGCGTGAAGCAGGCGCTCAAGGACATGGGCGACAAGAAGAAGGAACTGGAGAACAAACTCAAAAGGGCCATAGGTGAGCACACTTCGGGAGTGCTGCCGAACGGCGTTAGCTACAGTTGGAAGACGCAGGTACGCAAGGCGTACACGGTGGAGCACCCGGAGCGCACCACACGGATCCTGAGGAGGCACAAGTAATGGCAGGCGCAGTCACCGCACGGCAAAAGGTTCAGAACTTCGGGCAGATGCTGGAGGCCCGGACATCGCAGCTTCAGAGCATGCTCGCCAAGGGGGTGGATGTCGAGCGGTTCAAGCGAGTAGCCCTCACCGCGTTCGGCACCACGCCGCAACTCCAGAAGTGCAGCGTGGAGTCGGTCATCGGGGCGATCAACGAGGCCGCGGCCCTCTCCCTCATGCCCGACAGCGTGCTGGGGGAGGCATACCTGGTGCCGTACGGCCAGAAGTGCCAGTTGATCCCTGGCTACCGCGGGCTCATGACCCTCGCGAGGAGGACTGGGGAGGTCTCCTCCGTGGAGGCCCGGGTCGTCCGTGCGAACGACGAGTTCGATGTCGCGTACGGGCTTGAGCCGGTCCTCCGCCACGTCCCCGCGATGTCCAATGCGGGCGCGATGACTCACGTCTACTGCGTGGTCCGTCTCAAGGACGGCGGCATCCAGTGGGAGATCATGACCAAGGACGACGTGGACCGCATCCGCTCTCGTGCAAAAGCCTCTGGGTCCGGGCCCTGGTCTACCGACTACGAGGCCATGGCCCTCAAGACCGTGATCCGCAAGACTCTGAAGATGTGCCCCATGTCCACAGAAGACAGCCAGTTGCTGCGGCGAGCGGTAGTCGCTGACGAGCAGAGAGAGATCGGGCTGGAAGAGGTCCAGCTCGTCCCGGTGGAGGCGATTGAGGGCAATGACTCTGAGTAAGCGCAGAGCAGCCCGGGAGCGGGACCCTCGCCCCCTTCCTCCCAGGGATCCCGGGCTCTACTGCCGGACCTGCGGGGCGAGGCACGTCTCAGCGACGAGAGACCCCTGTGACAAGTGCGCCGCGATTGAGGAGCGCCATTGCTTTGCGGAGGTGCGTGGCCGCTACCGACGGTGACGCCCCTCGTCCTTGCTCGCGCTCCACGCCAGGACCAGGAACACGAGCATAAGAGCCGCGAGGCTGGCGCTCACTGGACTTCGCTCCACAGACCCCAAAACCGGAACCCGTACGAGTCACTGGCGGTGTACCCCACGAAGTAGGCGTTCCACCCGAGAGGATTGACCGACGGAGGGATGGCCCAGACAGCGCACTCCATGAACCCGGAGAAGGACGCACCCATTGCGGCGTAAGCCCACGAGCCGCCGCCGAAAACAGACGGCGATGGGAGGACTTCTCCGGTAACCCCAGTGGGCGCGTAGACCGGCCCGACCGGCGGGGATGCTGGAGCGCCGAGCCACTCCATCGGCAGCCCTTCCGGGGGAGGCACGCCCCCCCAGTTCGCCGTAGGAGGGAGCGTCCTCGGGCTCGACGCCGAGAGGTCCGGGGTGAGGAACACGAACCACTCGGTCACAATCTCGTCGTGCGCCGGGGTGTAGAACGCGAGATCCGCGGTCACCGTCAGCCCATGCACCGACTCGTCCGTCACTACCCTTGGTATGACGACCTGACCGCAAGCGCAGACCGCCAAGACAACCAGTACGAGAAAGGCTCTCATTGCGAGTTCCCCCCTTGCTCATACTCCCGCCGGGCGGCGAGGTTCAGTCGTCTTGTTTTTTATTCTTGGCGCCGGAACCCGCTGAAGGTCGTGGGGTCTGGCGAAAACCGAGGCGGCTCTGGCGCCCCGGGCCCCTGAAGGGGGTCCAGGTATTGGCGACCACCTGTGTCGAGTCCCACCCCGCCGGGGAGTTGAAGCCCCTTCTCGATCTCACTGACCATAGCGTCCCAGATGGGCGCCATCTCCGGTCGGTTGTGGAAGTGACGGCGGAAGAGCGTGTCGAGGAGTTTCTCCCCTGCTTCCGGGCCGCGAGAGCGGACGAACGCATTCACGAAACCGTCCATGTTGTTGCGCCGCCACGCGGTCGCCACGTCCTCTGGGTTCAGTCCAGTAGCGAGGTCCCCGATCTGGCCTACCAAGTAGTCGAGCTGGGGGTCCAGCGCGTCCACCAGGTCCGCCCCGGTTTGCCCGGTAGGCGAGATCGTCGTTGGCGCGGGAGGTGCGGGCATCGGCATCGGTGCCGGACCCGGAGGCGCGGAGACGGCGGGCATTGGCATCGGTGCCGGACCCGGAGGCCTGCTGTGGGGTTGCCAGTTGTCTGGGAACGGCTGCCCGTACGACCAGTGGGGACCGGCGGGGACCGGCGGGCGGGGTTGTTCAGCCGCGCCGCCCCCCGGCGGCAGAGGTGCCGCTGCTCTCGGCATCGGCATCGGTGCCGGACCCGGAGGCGCTGTGACCACTTGCGTCGGAGGCCGGGTGAGTGCCGCATCAATTGCGGCTACGTCTGCCGGGCTCACCTCTGGAACGCGGTGGTGCATCTGCGATGCCCGCAAGGCCTCCTCGTAAGCTGGAGTGCTGCCAAAGGCACCCTGCCCCAGGGTCCTCACCTCGTGTGGCCGCAAAGGCCGGCCAGCCGGACCTCGCATCGTTCCCGCAGGCTCCGAATGGAATGCTTGTTGAGAGCTCATATCACTTCTTCTTCTTGGTGACCTTCTTCTTGGTCACCTTGGACTTCGCCATCTTCTTGGCGTACGCCTTCGCCGCACGCTTCCCCGCCTTGGTGTACGCAAATTGTTTCCCGCCTGCCTTGGGCATCCCGCCCCCTTTCGTCACTCAATGGTGTCCAACAGGACCTGCTGGTACATAACGACGTAATCGGCTCTCACCGCCTTGGGCCGTGGAAACTGGCTACGCCAAAAGCATGGCAGCACCTCGCCGTCCGGGGAGAGGTGGCGCTCGATCACCGTGCCGAGGTTGGGCTCCCCCTTGTTCAGCAAATGCACTTCGTAGAAGTTCTCGCCGTCTGACGAGAGCACGAACCGCCAGAGCGTTACGCCGTCTTCGGCGCACCCTTCGTGGCTTTCGTCCTGCGCTTCGTCTTCCGGCCCGATCTCTTCCGAGGCCATGACTTCTGGGTCTTCCCTTTCCACAGCGACTCGAGCACGGTTAGCCCGCGCTCTGAGTCTTCGTACACTTCGATGCGCCGGATGTCCGGGTGCAAGATGGCGACCATGTCGGGGTTGTAGTTCCCGTACGCGAAACCCTGCTTCGTCGCGTAGTCGTCACCGATCCCCTCCGGGCTCTTGTAAGAGCCGAGCTGCACGCCGTGGCGCTTCTTCCCCTTCATCTCCCGGTGCGCGTAACCCGACGTATGCGTGTGCCCGGCGACCACCGCGTCCGCGTCCAGGTGCGCGTCGTTAAACAGGTGCCAGCGATCTACGCCGTGAGACGCCCGGTACTGGGATCGCCCCCTCACCTGATGACGCACCACCCATCGATACACCACCTCGCCAATTCGGATGTCGAGCACCAACTCATACGGGTCGTAGACCAAGCCAGGGCACAGGGCAACGACCGTGTCCCAGATGCACTGCCCGCTCCGGGTTTGCCCGAACTGGTCGTGGTTCCCAGGGACAACCCCCAACAAGCGGTCACCCATGAGCCCGAACACCCTCGCCACGGCGACCGCCTGCTCTGGGATCTCTGTCGTTTGCGCTTGGATGTCGCTCACTGCCCAGAACAGGTTGTCGGTTGCGTCTCCGATCTGGATCGCACGCACCGGGATGTCATCTCTCCGCACCTGCTCTACGCACCAGTCAATTCGGGCGTAATCGACAGCCTGGTGACCGACGTGCAGATCCCCCATCAACAGCAGACCGACAGGCCCAGCGCACGATGTCAGGTCTACAGAGCGGAACCGCTGCGCGATCTCCCGGTCGATCCTTTCTGAGGCGTGAGTCCTCAGTCGATCCCACACAGCCTCTGGGTCTACGCCCTTGTCCGGGTCGTACTCCACCGTCTCCACAGGCTCGCGTTCGCTGCGAGCCGCCAAGGGGTCGCCCCGGATGACGTGGCGCTTTATGTCCGAGATCGTGTACCCAAACGCCCGCCGGACACTGGACTCAGACATTATCGGAGCGCCAGTGGCCGCCAGCTCAAGCCTCAGGTCGGTCTGCCGCACGGTGCCTGTGCGTCTCGCCACGTTCCGGGCCGCGGTGATGAGGTACTGAAGCTGCTCTTCTGGGGAGTAGCCGCTTCTTGCCACGTCAACTCGACGCTGTGGTGTCCGCGGACACCTTCGCCGCCTCCTTGCCGTTATCAGCAATCCCCTGCCCGATACAGAACGCGACGATGGGGCTGATCAACACCACCAACGCATCCGTGTCCAGTTGGATCCCGAGCTTGCCGACCAGTGTGACGATGACTCCGGCGGCGGCGGCCAACGCCTTCTTGCTGGCGAGCAGGCCCTTAATTGCACTCCACATCAGTTCCCCTCCTTGTCGGAATGTGGGGGCGGAGGCACCAGGAGGTAGCCCTCCGGCAGTCGCACTTCCTCAGAGGACAGTTGCCACTCCCCCTTGCTGAAAACATAGACCTTGGCGTACGCCTCAGGCCCAATCTTTATCAGGTCACTCACCACCGGACCCGTCGGGGTCTCCACCCACATTATCGGTGGGACCAGGACTACCCTCGGAGAGTCGCTTCCGACGCAACCGCTCAAGCACGCCACGAGAAATGTCGTAGCGGAGAATGCGAGGAGCTTGATCAGATGTCGTGGCAACAGTTTTCTCCTTGGGCTTGAACAGGAAGGGGAAGAGAGCGGAGAAGAACGCCCGGAGGATGCCGCTAATCACCTGCGGATCCCCAAGTCCTTCAGGTCTTGAGGCGAAAGGTCGGCAGCCGTCCAGCTCAGGGTGACCCGCTCCATCTCCCCCGCACGGCGCTCTGCATCTCCGACCCGCTTCTTGATGTCGGCCACCGGGTCAGTCTCGGGCACACCCAACATCCGAAGGATGGCCGACCAAATTGCCCTCATGGTTAACTCCCCACCTTGTTCAGCGCGAACTGAACGATCAACGTCGCCAACCCCGCCCCGACGCTGGCGAGCGCCAGGACGCGGGACCGGAACGACTCGAGTTGGATCAGCCCGTCAGAGATAGACTTCAAGTCCGACCGGATCTCCTTGATCTGCTCTCGCAAGTGAGAGATCTCGACCTTGGTGGCCCCCCGGAACTCCGCATCGCCGTTCGTCACGTCGCCCGTCCTCTCATCAGAGCCCGCGAGGCCCTCTCCCGCTGCTGGTCCTGGATGTACTTGATCCTCGCCATCTCCTGGGCAAGGAGCTGTCGAAGCACCTCCGGTGCCTTGCCCGACCCACGGCGTTCTGGGTGTTCCAGGGCCTTACGCAACTGGCCTCGCAAGAGCCCCTCTTGCCTCTCGGCTTGCGCCAACTTGTAGGTCATCGCCTTGTCCACGTCTGCTGTGCGCGTGCGCGGCATCGGGTTCAACGCGGATTCCCAGAACTTCCTCCCCATGCTGGACGGGTCAACCGTGCCGGGTGTCCGGGCCGCCAGTAGTGCGGTGGCCTGCTTGTTGGATACCGGCCACAACTTGTCAACCTCGTTGCCCACGCGGACAACCCTGAGCATGTGCCGCGCCTTGCGCGACATCTCTATGCCGAACATCTCGGTCGGCTGCCCAGGGTACAACTCCAACTCCCTCTGGTTGAAAGTGCTGTAGTTGAAGATCGTCTCCACCGGCGCCTTGATGTAGGGGTGGACGTTCTCGCCAACGTAGTGGGCGGCGCCTCGCACAACCCCCGTCCCCGCACTCCCAGACTTGCTCATCTCGTCCAGCGAGTGGACGATGCGGGCGATGTCCCCCACTGGGAAGTAGCCGCCAAACATGGCGAACTCTGGGTTGCCGTTTTCATCTCGGCGGTACGGGACTCCGAACTGCGAGTTGATGAAGTCGGGTACGGCGAGCTCGCGCTCCGCCGGAGACATCCCGATCATCTTGTCCGCGCTGTCCCGCAACTTCTCCCAAGCGGTCACCGTGCCAGGGCGGGTGAAGTAGGCTTGGACCTGGGACCGAACCGCGAACTTAGACCACGCATAGAACGGGATGACGCGGCGGAGTTTGGTGCGCTCGAAGTTGGTCAGTCCCTTGCGGGGGTCGTACGACCATGCCCGCGTCAGGTCTATGGCCTCGTCCAAGGTGTGCCCATTTTCGAGCGCCACCATCACCCCCGTGATCTTTGAGTTGTTGTCCAGCAGTTGGGCGGTCTCAAAGCCTGACTTATTGAGAGGGTTCTGCCCGGCCTTGGATTTGGCCCCTGGGAGCAGCGGAGGCATTATGCCTTGGAGGGCGGCGCGGGCCTTCGCCAGCCCCTTGCCCTGAGCCTTCGCCGCCATCAGGAGGACCTCGCCCTGCGCCTGGAAGATCTCGTCGCGGACGTATGACGAGTCGAGCAGCCCGCGGGACTGTAGTTTCTCGACCAGCCCCCCAACAGAGATGGACTGCTTCTCGCCGTTTGTCAGCGTCCACTCGATGGTGTCAGACAGGGCGTCCACATCGTCCGTCACTCCCAATCCCGCCCCGGGAGTCTCCAGCCAAGTCTCGGGATCTACGGTGCGAGCGCGACCGGCCCCACGGAACCCCGCGCCACCAGCCATCTCGGGCCGCATTTTCCCCGCCGCCATCTGCCGGACGGCGCGAGACACCTTGGCCGCTTGCCTACCGGCGTGGGAGAACCCCGTACTGCGATTCATGCCCAACTTGCGCTGGAGAGGCAGCGTCCCTAACTCGCCCAAGCCGGTCCTCGCGAGTTGCGCTGCGCGTCCGAGGCTCGCATCCTGCTGCCACAGCAACGCCATGTTCGACATGTAGTCGCGGGCCCGCGTGTTCAAGAAGAGCGGGACGCCCTTCACAGCCGGGAGGAGCGTCCACATCTTCCACCAGGTGGTGTTCTGGTCGAGCCATTTGAAGAACGCCTTGTCCCCCCAAGCGTCGGGGCGCCGCAGGTTTTCGAATACGCCCCGGTCACCCCAGACCGACTGATAGACATCCGCGTCCATCTCTACCACCCGGGCGTCAGGCGTCCTCTCCACAAGTTTGCGGTAGTGCTCTGGGTGGTCCGCACGCAGCTCGTCGAGTGGCATCACGCCGCGCTCTGCGTGGATCTTGTTGAGAGCAGCCTCCTGGTCGAGGTCGTTGCCAGTAAACTTCCGGGCGGTCTCTTCGTGAATGCGTTCTCTGCGCAGTTGCTTCCTTAGGTCGGCCTCCCTCTGGCGGACGCGGGCGTTACCCCACACCTCCAACTTGGCCTTGTACGCCTCCTTGCGGGCGCCGCTTATCTCCGCCCTCGCATTCGTCCGCATCTCGCGCAGTTCGCGGCGTAACTCCTTGAGGGAGGCCTCCTGTTCATTCCTTCGCCGCCGGAGGTCTCGCATGCGGTGAAGGAGTATGTCCATCTCCTCACGCATGGCAGGTTCGAGAGCGTGCTTCCAGTTGCGGATCTGTTCAAGGCGAGCCGCGCCGGAGGTCGAGATGTCTGCAAGTTCGGCGCCCTGCTCCCGGGCCGCAGCCAGCGCCATCTCCGCATCATCTGGATATCGGCCACGGACATCCTCGATGCGGGCGCTGTGGGCGGAATCCCCCGCTACGGAGGACTCCGACACCCTCAGGTCTTCACGCCCGAGTTTCTTTGCTTCGGCTTTGGGCACCTTGCCCGTCGCCGGGGGCAAGTCCAGAACATCCAGCAACTCGTCGAGGGCGCCAATCATCTCCGGGTCGGAGATGAGTTCGTCCCTCTTGACCAACTGCCGCAACGCATCGCGGGCATCCTTGTTCGCGAGCGCCATGTTCTGGAGCTCGGACAACTGGCGCTTCAGTTCCTTGTGGTACACGACCCCGTAAGTAAGGGACTCCTCCAGCGACTCCGCGACGGGGGCGACACGCTCCAACTGAAGAGGGATCGCATCCACCAGGGTGTCGTCGATCTGAGAGATGAGTTCGTCCACCGTCAACTTGCTGTCCGCCAACTCCCGCATTGCCGCGTCCCGGGAGGCCTGCCGGGCGATGTGCATGCGAGCGGCGTTCTGGTTGTGGGCGCCCAGCGCAGCAATCTCTCCGGGCTTTTCCAGGGCACCGCCCAACTGGCGACCCGACCCTGTGACCAAGATTCGCACTCGGCCAGGTCGCAGCGGCAGTTCGCCCTTGGCGGACAACTCCGTCGCCTCCCGTAGCGTGTGCTCCGACTTGATCAGGGGACTGTCTGCATGGAGGAGATGCTTGAACATCTCCCGGTTGGACATCGCGATGCCCGACTGCTCGATGCGGCGCATCCAAGCCGTGAACGGGTTGGTGTTAAAAAACTCCCAAGCCTGCTCTGCCGACTCGTCCGTCTTCGCCAACTTCTTGAGACCACGCAGGAACTTCTTGTCGAAGATCTTGGCCTCCAGGGCCCTCGCCCCAGCTTCCATCGACTCCTGGAACTCCTTGATCGGGATGCCACCCGTGGTCGGGTTCCCCAGATGGTAGAAGAGTTGGTTGGCCTGCCACGTCGTAAGGTCGGTGATCGTCCGGCCCTGCTGGAAGAAGTGCTTTTCGATAAAGGCGCGTGACGCCCCGCTGGCTGCCGGGATGCGATCCATGAACTGGTCGTGGAGCACCTGCTTCACCTGCGATGTCAGTTCGCGTGGGAAGTAGTTCTCTGTGAGCTGGTTGAGGATCCCCTGACCCACCTCCCTTACTCCGAGTTTCTCCATCAGCGTACGGCCATGTACTCCGAGGTTGACGAACGCCTCCATCGCCTCGTCGCCGTACTCCGCCTTGATGTCTCCGACCAACTTGCCGAACTGAGCAGCACCGGCCTCCAGCACCTCCTTCGACGGGTCGGGTATCGCCGCGCCAGGTCCGCCGCGCTCGACCATGCCGGGCGTAGCCGCGTCTGGCATCGCTTCGTACAGTTGCCGGTCCCTGCTCACCGCCCCGCGGGGGTCGGGCAATTCGATCCCCTCCCGCTTGATCAGGCCGTGCATGTCGTAGACCGCATCGTCGATCAGGCCGGACGCCGGATTGATCAGGGGGAGCCCCTTGCTATGGAGGTAGTTCGCCGCTTGAGCGTCACCCTCCCTCGCTGCCCGAAGCAAGTCCCGGTACATCGGGCTGTTCTTGTGAGAACGCTGGGCCCGACTCAGTGCCTTGAGGTGACCGACACCCTCCTGCAACACCTTGGAGATGTTGCCCATGTCGTCTATTGCTGACGGCGGCAACTCGGAGATGGTGGTGATGAACTGTTGGACGCGAGTGTCCTCGAGCGCCTGCTTGCCGTACTCCTGGCGGACCATCCAGTTCATCATTTCCATGAATGGGCGGCGCCAGGACTCGTCGAGTTCCTCGCCCGTAGCAAGCACGTCACCAACGTAGCCTCGGATCTCCGCTGCGTCCGCAGCCGTACGCCCATCGGTCGCGCCTATGCCCGGTGCCCCGCGCCGCGAGAACCCCGTGACCAAGGGCTTAGTCAGCGGCGAGGTGTTCAAGAAGTTGCCCCACCGCTCAAGGCCCCGGGCCAGCCGAAGATCCATGGACTTCGGCGTGGGGACGATCCACCCGCGCTTGGTTAAGGGCACGCGGAACACCGCCATGTGCCGGGCGCCACGGTCTATCGCTTCTGCGAAGGGGATAGCCTTCTCCGCCGGGCCGGAGGCCAGGGGGCGAGAAACGCCCAACTCCGCAAGCCTGCCTGAGGGGCTGGGGCCCGCCTGCTCCCAGGGGAAGACGGGGGCACCGGCATCAACGCCTCGGGGTGCCCGCCCCCTGCGCTGCGAGTCAATTAGCCACTTCTGATAGCGGGCGTTCTCGACGAGGTCGCCTGTCCGCTTGCCCACTGCCGTGAGACCCCGGCCCCCCGTCCCTACGGCCTTGAACGGCGCGCTTGCCCCAAACGAGATGTATGACGTGGGGTCGGTCAGTATCTCGCCCGCGAGGTTGATGAAGAAGTTTCCCCAGCCCTCGTCAACGTCAGTCCCCCCCCACGCCTTCCGAACGTCCGTGAACCGGACATCGTCGCCAGTAAGCGGCTGACCCGGCAGCACCATGTCGATTATCTGCATCAGGGGGTTCTTCCGAAATACATCCCAGATGCCCTCCAGCGGCTCCTTGTCCACGGCGGCTAACGTCGCCTTGAGCATCTGCCCGAAGAGGATCTCGTCGGGAACCTCAAGGAGTTCCTGCCACCAGGGCTTGTCCTCCTCCATCTCCTGCATCTGACGCGAGACTTCCGCCGCGCCCGGCAGGTACGGAGCAAGCTGTGACGCTTGTTGCCCGCCGCCGCCGAGCCTCGGTAACTGCGCGAGGCCCGGCAACCCGGGGAGAGAGGATGCCCCCGAGTACACGGTTGATGGGCGAAGGAGCCCTCCTGGTCCGAGTGGCGGCACGTTACACCCCTGGTGTTGTCGCGTACTGGGACAACGCGGTTATAGCGGCGTTAACCAGCGGGTCATTCACGGCGAGTTGGTAGTTGGGCGCTGGGTCCCACCATCCGGGTGCCCCAGAACTGCCGAGTGTTGCGAACGGCGAACTGAACAGCGTCTGCACAGGGGCGAGGGCCTGTAGCGACGGAGCCAAACTATTGAGGACCGTCTGCATCGCCTGCTCCCAAGTACTCCATGGCTGCGACCCGGGGTTCGGGTGCTCGCCGGAGGCGCCGTAGAGCCATGGGTTGAAACCGACGCCTGTGCCGCCCCAACCATAGTTCGTACCATACTCTGGCGCCCCCGCCCCCCCCCATTTCCCACTCCCGAAGCCCAAGTTTCCACCTGACCAGTATCCGGTGCCGAGCCAATTGCCCGGGTGCCCACCCGTGTATTCCCCAGCCAGAGGGAGCAGCGGCTGACCGCCACCCGTGTACGCGCCCGGCGGGGCGGAGACCATCCCCTCCACCCCGAAGGTGTTGAACAATGGGTTCATCCCCGTCTGCTGGAGCCCACCGAGGATCCCGATAAGAGCGAGCGCCTGGTTGATCGCATTCGGTGAAGGGGCTGCCGGGGCCGGTGGCGGCGGCGGTGGCGGTGGTTCGGGCTGGAACGGGGCCTGCGGAGCAGCGACCTGAATCGGACGATTGAAGATGTCCGGCAACGGCTGCACTTCCGGCGTGGGCGTCGGCGGAGTCATCATCGCGGGGCCGAGCTGTGCCGTCCCCTGCTCCGGCGAAGGAGTCTGAGCCTGCCTGCCACCACCAGTGGGCGACGGGGCCTGCTGCCCACCAAGAGACGGGAAGAGAGGCAAAGACCCCGGCTGTGCGCTCTGCTGCATGTACGCGCCGGTTATCAGATCGAGTGGGTCTGGCATGGGTCACCTCCCGGTGCGGACGAGCAACGGATCCTTGAATATGTTCACGAAAGAGAACTGGAGACCGAATCCCTCGATGTCGTCGAACTCTGCCCCGTAGGCAGCCTCGAAGTCCCCTTGGAAGATCTTCTCCTTGTTGGGGAACTTGTCAGCACCGACACTGATCAACAATCTCAGTGCATCCTCGGCAGTGAGTTTCCTCATCCCCGCCGCGCTTCCCGGTGGAGTGCGCTGCGTGTGGATGCGGGCGAGAGCCGCGATCTGGTCGGGTTGCGCCAGGACATCTAGGAACTCCTCTGTATCGACATCCTCATGCCACTTCCAAGTGTTGCCGTTCGCGTCCTGATACCGGACGTTCCGTATCAGCGCCTTGGGCATTTTGCCGACGGCCCGCTCAACCTCATTGATCGCGGCCAGGGCAGCGGACTGATCCGGTTGCGATTGGGCGATAGCGTCCGCAATCTTCTGCTCCCTCGCCTTCTTCGCCTCAAGCAACACCCGAGTCGCGATCTGAGACGGGGCACCCATGGCCGCCCGGTCATCTCTCAACTCCTGAGAGATCTCGCTAACTCTGAGGAGATGTCGTTCGCGGTCAGCCAAGGCCATGTCGGGCCGGGCCATCAGTAGGTGCGAGATCTTGTCCATCTCTCCAGTAAGTCGGGAATGGTTTTTAAGGAACGTCTCGACCTCAGTCCTGCCCTGCGTCATGGCGCGTTCAACGATAGCCATCGTGGCCGCACCGTCCCCGGCGTAACCTTCGTAGACTCTCTGGATCTGGTCGGCAAGCCTGGCGACCTCTGGAGTAATTGCCCCATGCTCTTGGTGGTACTGAGCCGCCAGGGTTTCAGCCAGTCTCTTCCCAATGTCCTCGCCCCCTTGGGCCCGCAGCATCCCTCCGGCCAGCACGTTCTGGAGCAGGTTCTGCATTTCCTTGAACCCAGTTTTGACTTCCTGCCCCTCCGCCCTGGCGCGGGCCCTGTACTCTTCGATTGCGACCTGGATGCCCTCGCTCGCCTGATCGCGCAACCTTTCCGCACGGCGTTCCGCGTGAGTGGGCTCACCTCTTATCTGCTCTAACTGCGCCAACGCCAAATCAGCTCTGGCACCGGCCTCCTTCGTTTCGGCTGCGGCGCGATCACCCGCCACCTCCGCGTCCGCTCTCTTGTCCATGGCTTGGGCTTTCAAGAGATCGGTTTGTGCCTCACGCCCTTCCTTGCCCGACTCGTGGACCTCCCTTTCGAGGCCGAGCTTTCTTTCCCCCAAAGCCTGCCGCCCTTCCTGAGTGTGGACGGCGAAAGCGTGCTGTCGCTCCTCCCTCTCCTCCTTTGCGGATTGCGCTCGCGTGTCAAGCGCGAGTTGGTCGCGGGACAGACCCTCTTTCACTATGTTCGACCTCCGGGTCTCGCCCGCCTGTTCCGCTTGGATGTCAGCCGACCGAGTGCGATAGTCGGCCAGGGCAAGCGCACTCTTCTCTTGCGAGGCCAACTGGCGCTCCGATAGAGCATGCTGACGGTCGGCCTGCTCGCGCTGGAAGTCCGCCTGCTCGCGCCAACGCCTCTGATCCTGCGCCCGTTGCATCGCAGGCCCAATGCCCTGCCCGACGCCCTGTGCTAAACCAGCTCCAAACTCGCTCATGCTCTTAACCCCCTGGCGTCGGTGCGCCCCAGTTCTGCGCCCACCCGCCGAGCGCCGACGAGGCGAGGTTCCCGATGCCCTGCCCGATCATCGCCGCCGGACCCGGCTGACCGGCCAACTGCGTCAACGTGCTGGCCGACCCAAGTTGTGCGTTGGAGATGTCGCGGTCCCACGCATAACGCTGTTGCAAGAGGTTGCTCCCGGTGCTCATCGCGTTCAGGATGTCCGGCCACATCTGAGCGAGCTGCTGCATCTGGATCCGTGCGCGAAGGCCAGCCAAGTCGGCCCCGAGTTGCCCCTGGACATCACTGATTGCGTCCACGGTCGCGCCGCCTCGGGCAAGACCCATACCTGAGAGGCGACCGAGGGCGTCTTGCGTCCGCGCCTGCGCCCCCATGATCGGGGCCGCGCTCAACCCGGCGATGATCGGCTGCAAGTTCTCGTCCGACAAACTGAACGGATCGGCCAAGTAGGGTGCGATCAACTCGTTCAGCGCCAGCCACGTCGGGTCCTCAAGGAACGCCGCCTGGCCTGCTGCCAGCGTCTTGGGAGCTTTGAGCGCCTGTTTGGATGCCCGTTTCTGTGCGCTACTCTGTGAGCTCATAGTTCAGTTCTCTCTCGTACACGGTTGCGACTGGCCGAAACCCCACCCGCTCGAACACCTCCGCAGCGTCGATGTTCTCCGCGCACACAAGGGCCTGCACCGCGCTTACTCGAGCGCCCTTAATCGTTCGCGCCGCCGCCTTGTACAGTGCCATGCTCGCCTCTGGACGATACTCAGGGAGGACAAAGAACCCCTGGTCGCGAACCGTGAGTCCACTCCCACGCCCGAGAAACGACCCAACCGCCAACTGCAAATAGCCAACCGGGGTAGCTTCGTCGTAAGCCACCCACGTCGATGTGTCGTGGTCGGCAAGCCTCGACATTGCTTCGACCGTCGCCCGGTACGCCGCAAGCGCATCAAACCCCCTGCGGCAGGTTGAGGATAGCGTCAGCTCATGCTCCGCAAGGCGCCGCCTTAGGGCCTCAACGTCCGGGTATTGTCGCCAATCGACCGCTCTGACCGTCAATCCACTCACAAGCTCCGTGTCCCCTCGAATAGGACCCCAACGAACTGGCAGGTTCCCGTGTAGTCATCATCTGCGTTAGTCGGGTCCCTGTAGGCGACCCCTTTGACGTAGTCCCCGGCAGCCAGGGTCGAGGCCGCGAACAGAGTGCCGACGCTGTGGACGACGAGGTCGCCGCTGCTGTAACCGCCGTCGTCCAACTCTTTGACCGCCGCGACGCTGGCGAGGCTACCGCCGGAAATAGTCACCTCGTTATCGGCCACCGCCCTGGCGTCGATGCCGCAATAGGACGCATGTCGCGAGCCGGGGTTGCCCGACAGCCGGTAGTACAACTTCGCAGTGACCACCGCCGAGGTCTTCAAGTCGCCGGGGACCGTCCACGAAAACGCGAACCCCTCCTTGTTGGTCGCCCCCCAGTTAGCCGCCACGCTGTGCCCGTCGTAGTCTGACGATGAGACAATGCCGACGCCAGAGTTGGACAAGGTCCCCGTACCCCCGTCCTGCACCTGGGTCCCGTGGAGCGGCACCCAAAGCGACCACGCGACCCCCCCTAATTTCCCGTACAGCTCCTGCAACGCGGCCTCAACGGTGGTGTTGCTGGTGTAGGTCCCCGCGTCCTGGATGCCGATCATTGAGGCGCCCTTGCCGCTGGCAGTGCTCTCCAGTTGCGTCCTGGGGACAGCGTGGGCCTGACCAGAGCTCGCCTCCGCAACGCTGACGATCTGGTTGTTGTCTGCGCTTAAGCCTCTGATGGTCAGGTAGCCAGCTTGCGAGACGGAGGCCATGACGCCGCCATCGCTCGCCTGCCACTCGGTCAAGTTGGTGCTCTGTGACGCATGGTTCTTCAGGACCAGCGCCACCGCCGCCGCAGCGCCCGGCTGAATCACATTCCGGTCTGTCGTGGCCGGAGCGTCAAACACCATGTCGGAATGGGCGTCTCCTGTGAGCCCCGACAAACTTGCGTGCGCCAGGGCACTCTCGACAACGGTCACGCCGGAGTCGGAGCACGACAATTTCGACCCGTCTATCTTGACCTGCAACTTGTTGTCGTCGTCAAGGCTGATGCCGCACCCGGGCTCCGCGAGTTTCGCGAAGTACAGGATCAGAGTCTCACGCAGCAACTCGAGCCATTGCGTGGTTTGCTCTGCGCCGTCACTCGCCGGAGGTGGCGGGTTGAGAAGCGAGAACTCCATGCTCATTGGAGGTCAATCTCCTCGCCTTCCAACTCCCACTCATAGACCTCGATCCGCCCGCCCATGGGGACGGCGTCGGCGCTACTCGCAGATGCGTACCCGGTGTCGGAAATACGCACCCGGAAGGACCGGCCAAGGCCTCCTACGCCAATCAACTTGTACGTCTCGGAGGCCGTCCATGTGTCGATGTACTCTGTCGCAGCGGCGTTCCACGCAGAGTCCCTCGCGGGCTTCTCCGCCGCGACCTGAACACGGATCCGGTTCCCGTCGAGCGACGAGGACCCAGCCAGCCGCAGCCAGTGAATCTTCTTCGCCATCATCGGGTTCCCGAAGTCCGCGACGAAGTCCGCGTACCACTGGATGCCACCGACCACGTAGATGTCGCCCGCCGCAGGCTCAACGCCGTCCTTGTTGTCGTACAAGTACAGCGTCGTAGAGGTGCTCTTGCGGATGCGGCTAGAGCGCATGACATCGGCGGAGATGTCGTACCAGTAGAGGTACAGGCCCTTCAGAGCCGTCGTGGAAAACGACGCGGCGGTGTCTACGAGCGTGTCGTCGCTTCCCCCCGTAGCCACCCCGAAGACCACATCGGCCAGCCCGTCAAAGTCGCCCTCGTCTACTTTGCACAGATAGCCCCTGATGCCCGCGTACAGGTCCACGTCGTCGTTCCCGTCCTCGACCTCGGACATCGCGTCGATGTCCATGCCGGAGTAGCGAGACCAAGTGCCGGTCTCCAAGTCGAACACGAGCTGCATCGTGTTGCGCGTGTCTCCTGACGGGGTCGCGGAGAGCCAGACCTGGCGCCGCGTCCGGTTGATCTGGAGCGCGGCGGAACTGAGCCGCGACCGCTGAAGCGCCGTGCGGACAGTGTCTTGGATAGACGGACGGTCGGCGCTATTGGGCGAGGAGATGTTCAGGGGCTGCCCGCCGTCCCACAGGTTCACATCGCGCTCGCCCAAGTAGGCAAGAATCCCGTCAAACTCTGTGACCGCTTGCGGCCCGACCGCACCGTGGTCACGCGAGACAACCTGGACAGAAAACGGTGTGTCGGACAGGCCGCTCGCTGTGAGCTGGACCTTGCCGTCGCGCATCATCACAACCATGCGGTTCAGCAAGCGAGCGAAGCCTGTGATCTTGTCGCCAGTGTCCTGGTCTAACCCCAAATACGCGGTGCCGTCGAACGAGTCTGGCGTCAACACGCCAGAATAATGCACGCGATTCGGGGTGAGTGGGCTACCCGAAACCCACAGCCGATCCTTGAACGACTTCACAAGAGATCCGGCAGGGGCCTCTGTGTTCACGTTGAAGTCCGCGATGGATACGGCGGTCGTGGTGTCGGGGAACGTGTAAATGCCGGCGGCGTACGACGTGGAGACATTGTCCTCCACCGTGACCGCAAGATAGATGGGCGCGGCGTTCTCCGTGGCCCCGGCAGTCGATATGTAGATCCTGCGACGGTTCACCTGAGGGTCGGTGCTGACGGGCAGGTTGATTGACCCGACCGCATCGTCACTGCCACTAATCGTCACCGGGTGACCCGGGCTAGGGTTTGACTCCGTGCCGGTCTCCGCGTTCACGTAGGTGCAGTAAATGTAGTAGGTGCCGTCTGGGATCGACCCGCTGGCGTGGTTGTCTGCGCTTGCAGACGGGGCCGTCAGTGGCGCCTTGATGCCGACCCAGTCCAGGTATCGCCCGTCGTACTTCCGAGGCCGGAACCCGTTCTCCCTGCCGATGTAGACCGTAGACCCGAGCTGGGTGAACGTGGCCTTTCCACCCTTGTGGATATTCCCCGCCACGGGGTACATGTCCGCATTGCCAACGCCCTTGGCTAAGTTCCGGGCCTCGTAAAGCGTCGTGCCCGAGAGGACGAGAAGCGACCGCACCATCGACCCGTCTTTGCCCACGCGGCGGTAGTCAAATATCCCATCGATCTCTGGAGGGTCGAACGGTTCTACCAACCCAACATCCCACCGGCACCCAGCCTCTTCCCCAGGGAGGACTACGGCGTACTGGGCGTCCCCCTGGGTCGTTCCGACCACGCGGAGTTTCTCCCCTTCGCCCTCGTCCATCGGGAGTCCGCCGAGCATAACGGCTTGCTGGGGCGCTCCCGTTTGCCCTATCAACGTGACCGGATCCCCTGAGGTAAGGGGGAACAAGGGGTGGTTCCCCTCTCCCGGCCCGCTGGCAAACATCGGGCCATGGTGGTAGCCCGTACCGGAGCCCAGAGTGTGTCCGAACCAGATGTCAGAGATGACGGCGCGAGCTGCCGCAGCGTGGTAGGTCAGCGGCTCGTTGAAGTCGGTGCTGAACTTCCGCCCGATCCCAAGTGCCGCGCTCAACGTGCTGAACGTTGAATCCGCGGTCGATACATTAACATGCGCGAGATACGCCCCGTTCTCGTCGTACAGGAGGGATGTGAGAATCGTTTGCACGCCGCCGTCGTCGGAGTGGAGCGCCACCAACCGCAACGGCTTGTCTTCCTTCAGAGACAGCGCGTAATTGACCGTCGCCGTCTTGAGCGAGGTGTTGTCCCTGTACTTGACGACGACCTTGTCGGACGCGATCTCTACGCCAAAAGGGGCGGGGGTGGTAGCGTCTGATCCAAACCAGAGGAGGGTCTGATCTCGTACAGTCGTTTCGCCTTTGTCCATTCGCGGGACGAATGTGAACGCAACGGTCCAGGTACGCAACGGATATAAGCCAGTCCCGCTGTCAATGTCGAAGGTGTTGTTGGCGAGGGATCCGCACTTCCAGAGGACCGCCCCTTGCTCTCCGTAGAACTCCAGTGCCGACGGCCCGGGGTGAAGTGTGGGGTCTGAGATCCACCTTGGTGGGTCCGCGATGACTCCGTCGTTTTGAACCGCGGAGTAATCGGTGACGGTAGATGTCGTCCCGTCGTTGAGTTTCCAGTACCCCGTAAGGTTCGAGTATTCATCGGTGTCTCCTGCTTGCGGCGACTCGTCGAGCTCGCGCCCGACCCGAGACGCCGCCGCGTCCGAGAAATATGTCGGGGCCGAGGTGTGGTCCCACACGCGGAACTCTGCGAGGGTCCCGGGGAAGTAGGTGGAAGCCACGGGGGAAAACGCCGAATCGGCCCGAGCCCCAAGCATGTACCCCGTCGCGGAGCCCAGATTCGAGTCGGTCTGCCAACCCGCCTGTGTAAACGTCTGCTCCGATCCTACGACTGAGCCCGCAGAGTCGAGCGCCCGGAACTTGTAGGTCGTCCCGGTAGACCACACGACCTCAAGATGGCGGTACTTCCCGACGATGTCGGACCCATCTCCGGTGCCATCTGTAATGGTCGATGTGACGAGCGTGCCCCCACCTGTGCTCGTGTCGTAAACGTACAACTTCCACCCCGGGGTGCTGGGGTCGTAGCTGATCTGCAAGAACCGATTGGCTGCCGCGCCCGAGTGCCCACGAGAGACGACGAACCGCTCATCAGCGAGGGTCTTGCGGAGCACCACGTCGATGGTCAAGAACAGCCGGTTGTTCGGCTCGTAGATGTCCGATGTCGTGCGGTCGCTTATCTTGACGTACTGGTCGTCACCGTTGAGCCGGATACTGCAATCCGTCATCGAGCTGGCGTGCATGCGCCGGTAGCCTTTGCGCTTCTGCATCACGCCCTCGGAGAACTCGACGTTGCGGAGGTCTGGCGACTCGATCCGAGTCAGGTTGACCGGGACCTGGCGGTCGGACAAACCGCCGAACCTGTCCACTCTGCTCTTGACTGGCATCAGAGCGCGTTCCCTTGCGCGTCAATGATGTCTGTCCCCGTCATGCCCCACGTCACGCCACCTCGCGTCTGGGCACCCTGGTAGCGCCGGTTCTGGTACATCCGTCCGACGACAGGGCTTGAGGTCTGGGTGATCAGGATCGCCCCCTCTGTGTACCGCGCCTCGTAGGAGCGGCGCTGCCTCTCGGTCAGGTACTGGGGGAAGTCCATGGCTGCCCCAAAAGCGATGACCTTCCACCAACTGGGCGGGAATCGTTTGTCCACGCTGTCGTTGTCGCCAGCAGTCGCGATCCGCTGCGGCGTGCTGAAGTAGGGCAGGACCATCGTGTAGTTCTGGTCAGGCTTGGGCGAGACCTTCAGCATGAACCGACCGGTGAACTCGTCACGGCCACGGATGGTGTAGTTCCGTGGCCGTGAGTTGTTCTGGAAACGCCAGTCACCGCCGACCCGGTCGAAGTCCTGCTGGTCGAACCACTCGAGCGTCCAGTTCGGGTCCTCGGTGAACTTCAGGCCGGGCTCGATGATCCGGTAGAAGTCCGCAGGCATCTCGTACGATGCAGACCCGGTCGAGACGGTGAAGTCGTGCTCCTTGCGGAACGCCGGGATGTCAGCTCGCATGCACAGGCGGTTGAGGTTGTCTTCAAGTGCCCACTTGATCTCCGTGGACAGATCCGACGACGCCGTTGCATTGTTCTGCAACATGTGGGCGACTCGACCTACCATTGTTCCGACGGTGACAGTGGGGTATGCCATGACAACTTACTCGACGTTTGTGGGGATAGGCTCTTCAGCGACAGCCACCGATGGCTTGCCGCCCCGCCTGGTGGCGGTGCCCTTCTTGGCTTTGGACGCCTTCGCGGGCCTCTTGGGTTTGACCGCTGCCGCGGGGTCAACGAACACCACGTCCGGGCTCTCTTCAATCACCGTCGCTTGCGGCTTGTTGGTGTCGGCCACGCACTGGTCAGGACTCTTCAGGATCCTCTGCATGAACTGCGGAGGAAACGAGTCCGCGCCCTTCACTGAGATCGCAGCTTCAACGATGGTGCAGCCGGTCTCTTCCGCGATCTGCCACACCTTCTCGACCTCGTCGTAACTGTAAAGAGGCGAGCCCGTCGGGGGCGGAGCGACAACCCCAACGGCGGTCCCGTTCTGCCATTCCTGATGCAGTTCCGCCAGGCTGCAACAGCTCGGGTCGATGAACCACTGCCGTATCTCCCAGGGACGCAAGTCTCTGGGATCGATGTCGGAGTCGTCCATGGGGTTGGTCCGTCGGGGGAAGTCCCACGGGCGGCGTTTGGGAGAAACCGTCTTGTCTCTCAAGTCCATTCAGATGATCCTCAGGATGATACGAAGCCGTTCGTGCCAGAAGACGCGAGTCGGCTCACGGAATTGACCACTGCCGCACACGCAGCGGCCCTTGTGTTTTGCGAGGAAGCGCCAAACGTCCCGCAGGCGTTGGCATGACGCGCACCTGCGGTACTCGCCCGCAGGTGCGTTCATGTAGTCCCGGAACCTCCGAAGCATTACATGCAGCGGAAGAACGCGGGGATCAAGCCTTCGGCAGCTTCCGTGAGCGGCCCGAGGGCGATGACCAGACCACCGGATCCGTCGGCCAAGTCGGCAACGGTAACCAAGCGTCCGCCAGTGCCGTCCGCGATGAGGTTGTCACCAGCGACCACGTCAGTCGAACCCTCCGCGAGGACGTAGCCCTGCCCGTAGCAGATGACCTCGATGATGTCACCATCCGCAGCCACCCGACCAGTCAACGTCGCGGAGCCCGCATCGCCGGCGCCTCCGGCGGCGTTCGCCAAATTGACGACCGTGTTGCCGCCCGGGTTGGACAGGTTCACGCCTTGGTAGGCGCCGACAATCGTGCCAGACCCGCCACCGGGGTTGCCCGTGTCAGCCTCGACGACCTCCCACCCGTTGATGTTGCCGGTGGTGTTGTTGTTCACATCGGTCTGCAACTGCACCGGGGCACCGATGGCTACGGCGCCGTCGGCCTCGAAGTAAGTGTAGATGCGGTCAGGGCCGGCGACAGTTGTACCGGAGCTGTCAACCGTGTCCCCCATGGCAGGGAACCGTCCAAGTCTCGAAATACGCATGATGTCCTCCCTTCAGGAAGCGGGTTTACGTCCTCCTGCCCGCGTATCAGGTCAGGAGCCTTAGATCCCCACCGGGGGAGGGGAACACCCCCTCCCCCGGATCACCGAGTGAACTACGCGCCGTAGCCGTAGATCCGTGCCTGGTAGCGGGGGTTGGTGCAAACCAACTGACCGCGCCAGACCATGTGACGCACGGTTGCGTGCTGATCGACAGGGCCGCGAACCGGGCCAAGAGCGAAGTCGAAGTCTTCCTCGACGAGGAGCTTCCAGAAACGAGTGTTCAACAGGTAGGCGTTCTGCTCACCGTTGGTGTCGTCACTGATCGCGCCGGTCGCGTTTTGCGTGACCGCGTTCTCGTCGCGGATGATGACCGCGTTCTTGTACTTCAGGTTCTCAAACCCGATCTGGATGCCACGGAACTCGTCGCTCTCCTTGCGGATCTGCATCTTCTCCTGGGCCGCGTTCTCGTAGTCACGGAACGGGCTGTTCGACCAGATGCCGAGGTCCGGGTGGATGGTGCCCTTGGACGCGAACATGTAGATGTCCTGCAATTCCTTGAGGCCGATATCCGGTACGCCGGAGGAGTACTTGAAGTCGTTGGCAGCTCCAGCGTTGAAGTCAGCGACAACAGGTTCCCAGCCGGTGCCAGTCGTCGAGGCCGTCCACGCGACCCGCGTAATGCCTCCGTAGGCATTGGTCGCGTTTTTGTACTCGTACTGGTCCGTGTGGGCACCCAAAGTCCCTTGGTCCGTAAACGCCGGGAGGGCCTGCTCAAGCCCGACCAGATTGGTCGAGGTCACGGTGTTACCCATGTAGCAGTCCAGGTTCAGGCGCTCGGCCATCGTGAGCTCAAGCTGCTCCAGCGCAATCATGATCCGATCCGCGATGCGGTTCGGGTCACGGTTCTCGACCTCTTCCTGCCACGAGATCGACAGCGGGCCGCTGTAGTTCGCCATCGGGAACCGAGCGGTCTGCGGGCCCTTGCTCGGGGCCGTGCTGACGGTGTCGTAGTACTGGAAGGAGTCAACGCCAGAGGCCTTGGACTCAAGGATGGACACGAGAACATCGAACGACCAACGTCCGGTTTCCTTCGCCACCTGGGACAGGGCCCAGAGGAGAGGCGTCGGCTCGAACACGGTGTCCTGAACGCGGCCCGGGTCGTACCACCGCTCGATTGCGGTTGAGTACAGAGTGTTGAAATTACTTGTCCTGCGCGATGCGGTTGCCACGGCACTGTTTCCTTTCTTGGTTCATGGCTACCACGGTTGCGGTGGTGTGACTCCGTGCTCTCTGGCAACTTGGATAATCACATCCGCAAGCCCCATCTTCTTGTTATCAGGAGAGACAGGGCGGGGCGAGGATCCATGCGTAGTGCTTGTCGGCTGGATCGACTGGGCGCGTCGGCGTTCGGTAGCTTCCTTTTTCAGGAGCGACTGCGAACCCGCCTTGACGGCGTCCGGTCCAGCGACGGCGAAGTACGCCTGTTCCAGGTCGGTGATGCCGGTCGTTCCACAGAACGTGCCGACCTTGTCCTTGAACTCTGAGGCATGTGGATACCGCTTGACCAGATTCGCCCAATCGCGCTCCACGTTCTGTCTCAGCAAGGAATCGATTGCCGTTTGGTACTGCTGTAGCGCCCCGAGATCAGTTGTCTTGAAATCGGAGAGCCGTTGGTGGATCAGGGCGTCTACGGCATCGACGACCTCATCCTTCAAAACCTCGCGGGGGTTAACCGCGGGCTCCTGTGCCTGCTGCTGCGCCGGGTCAGGGGCATTGCCAAGCAGCCCTTGAATGCGAGCTCGTGCCTGAGCGGGGTCCGACATCATCAGATCGTAGGCTTGCGCCTTGCGCTGGAACTCCTCCAGCTCCTTCTTCTGACGTGCGATCCCCTGGGCCTTCTGCGAGAAGGCGTCATTGCGCTCCTTCTCCCTGCGCTCCCACTCCTCCTGCAACTCTGGCGGCCAATGATTCGGCGCGGCCTCGGTCCCGAGAGAGTCGTGGACTTCCTGAGCCTCCGTGGTGTAGGCGGACTGGCCCTCGTTATCGGCAAACTGGGGCGTCTGCTGGTCCTCTTGGACCTGAGCTTCGGCCTGGTTGTCGATAGCAAGGGGAACGCCCATGCCAACGTCGCCCGGTTGAACCATCCCTTCCTCGGACATGGACTACTTCTTGCCCTTGACGGAGGTGCGGCTGTGGCTGAATCCCACAGGGAAACTGCTCACAACGCGGTGACTCGCCTTGGTCACGCCCGCGCTGCACGACTCGCCCTTGACGAGGTTACCCGTCATCGGCATGTCACCACCCGAGCGTCCCTTTTTCCCGCCTTTCCCACTGGTCTGCATCTTTGTCAAACCCCTTATCTCGAAGTTTCCTGGCGATCTTGTCCGACCAATCTCCGAGATTCTTGGTCGAGAAGCGTTCGCCGCGATCCGCAATGCGGTGTCCCGTCTCACGCATGATCACCTTCAGGTCAGCAGAGGAGAGACCCTCAGTGCTGATCCCTTCCCGACCGTCGGGAAGGACGACATACCTCTCGGGGAACAGGCGCCGAGCGGCGTCACTCCCCAGATCCTCAATGACCGGGTAGTCCTCGGAGCCCTTGCGCTCCTTGCTCCCGTGCGTCTGAAACTTGAACGTCCCATCTGGGTAATAGAACGTGGACCCGCCTCCGTGCCACCTCGCTCCGTCGTGCTGGGGAGGGACCACCGTCTCCCACTCGTCGGCGTCCGGCGCCATGGTCTCGACCATGTCGTTCCACCCGCACACCCGCAGGTGCATCTGCGGGGATGTCACCAGGACATACGGATACCAGCGGTCCCCGTTCTCGAGGCGCTCGTCATAGACCGCGTCGGTCAGCTTCAGGTTGGACGCGAAGTCTTCCGCCACACCCCGCAACTTGTCCCACTTCACGTCTGGGATGTCCTCCCTGATGAAGTCAGTCTCAGACATGTCCTCCAGAGCCCGACGGGGTGTCTTCAGATCAGTGTGCATCAAGCCATTCCTGCCGCGAGCGGCGAAGTGTTACCGCCAGGCGTCCCCGCCATGTTCTGGCGTGCCTGCCCTGCGGTCTGGGGGATTGGACCGGCGGCGGCGGGGCTACCCTGCCCGTTCGGGCCAGCCCCCTGCTGCATCAGTTGCATCGCGGCCATAGCCATAGCCATCTTCTGCGCGTCTTCTGTGATCAGGTACCTCGACCCCCGGTGGTTTCCCAGGGCTCGCGAGATGTCCTCGAAGATCGCGGGCATGTTGACGTTCGACGAGAGCGCCGGGTTGGAGAGCGAGACCTGTAGCAGCGCCATCAGGCTCTGAAGCCTCTGCTCGTCGTTCTCCGGCTTCATGGAGCCCTGCTGGACCCTGACCCGCATGCCCTTCTTGATCTCGCCCGGGTGGTTGAGCTGCTCCTTGATCTCCGTCCACACCGCCGCCCCTTCGGCGCCGGCCATGCGGGCGATACGCTCCGCGTCGTAGAACTGGATCATGAGCCCAAGTCGGAACGAGGCGATGGCGGAGACGAACTCCTCCACGGCCCCGTACTTGTGGCTCCCGCGAGCTCTGGCGAATCCTGCGACCTCCGCGCTCTCCGTGGCCGAGGTGCCGCTCTTCATCGCCTGCGAGAACTGGTTCGGCCCGAGTCCGGTCCCAATCTGGAACTGCCGCTCATACAAGGACAGGAGTTGCAGCACCTCTGGCGACTTGGTGTCCTTCGGCAACTTGTAGATCAAGTCGGAGAGGCGACGACCGCCAGATGTCACCGGGATGTACTTGGCAACGCCGGGGTCGTTGACCACGTTCATCTGTTCTTCCGTGATTCCAACGGACTGGTCGAACAGGTAGGTGTCTTCGTGCTCCCGCGTGTAGCCATCGACGACCTTGGTGCTGGTGATTCGCTCTGCCAGCATGATCGACCAGATCGGCTCGATGTCCGACTGGCTCCAGATCGTGACCCCGTCCTCGTTCCATCGCAGGATGTGGAACGGGCACCCCCCGTGGAACGGGTTCTCGGTCGTGGACAGGACGAAGTCGTGGTCCTTCGGCATGAGGATCCGTCGCCACCCACCGCCGACGATCTTCTCCCAGACCTCGTAGAGGGTGATGTTCTGGTAGGGGGACTGGTGGACATCCTGCCGGTTGCGCCCGGTTCTGCCGGGGAACTCGTCCTCCGGTCGGGATGTCGGCCCCAGCTCGCTGACTCTCGGGTGGTCTCGGAAGAACTCCTTCACGGAGTGCAGATCCGCGATGATCTTGCGACCCATCCACTTCGCGTCCTCCGGGCAGGAGGCGTCGGGATCGATCATGAACAGGCGGGGGTCAACTCGACGGGTGTTGATGTTGTCGAAAGACACCCGGTCGTCGTGCTCGAAGGTGGGGACCTCGTCTGGGAACGGGGTACGCTCCGCCATCTCCACCGCAATATCCGCCTCCGCGTCGGCAATCGCAGCTTCCATCAAGGGCTGGTCTACGACCCCGAGGTCACCCTCCTCAGGCTCATAGTCCTCAGGGAACTCGGCATCGTACGTCGTCATCGCGATGCCCCACCCGTACTTCACGCAGTCACGGATGCAGATCCGAACCTCGCGACCGATTGAGGGCTCGTCATACCACTCGGCATTCAGAACGTCCTCCATCGTCGGGATCCAGTCGTCTTGAACCTTCGCGTTCCAGCCCTTGAGGAACAACTTGGGGCGACGATTGAACGTCATCGCCTCGACGGTATGAACTATCGAATACACCCGACCAGGGCGGACCTCGTCGAGGATCTCTCGGTCCTCAAGACTCGCGTCAAACGAACGCTGGTAATACTGCTCGTCAACCGCATCCCACCACCAGCGTCTCTTCGAGACCGCCTGGTCGTAGTAGTTGACGAGGGCCTGATACCAGGAGGCTTCCCCCCTGTCTGGCCGCTTGCCATCACCACCATCCCCCTTGCTCGCTTTCCCCCTCGAAGTGTCAGGAGATGGCGCGCTCGTGAGCGAGTGAGTGTATCCACGCCCGGTTCCGGCGATGTGCGAGTAATTACCGTCAGGTCTACTCATGAGCCTACCGCTGTGTCGTCAAACGCCAAAACACGAAGGACTGGGTTGCCGCTGGCTGCCTTGGCCTCAACCTTGGCGATGGGAGCAAAGCTCGGGCTGGCGCCTGCTGCCGCGTCATCGTCACAGTCGATGGACTTACTCCAGAAGACCATGAACTTGCCTGCTGGGATCAGGTGCCAGACGCCCTTGGCTGACTGGCTCAACGCCGCGTAGATGTCGATTGTCGAGCTGCGGTTCTCAAGGACAAGGCAGGTGATGTCCTCGAGCGTGCGGCCTGCCTCGTCGGTCGCGATGGTCAGCACCTCGGCCTTTGTCGTGGTCAGCGGCAAGAGCTGGTCGTAGCACGACACCTGGCTTGAGAGGGTGGAGGTCCACTCCAGGGTCCGTTTAGAACCCTCAATCGTGCTCTCCGCGTAGAAGCGTGTGACGAGGTCAGCCATTATCTAAGCATCCATCCGTTGGTTTTGGGTGTGCGCCCGCCCATCCGCGCCCGCCGCGACGGCCCCCGCGTCCTCCCCATCATGTCGTCGATCACCGACTGCATCACGTCATGAGACTTCGGAGGACGAGCATTATTATGAACTGCCGAAGGCCGATCTCCAAAAGTGTAGATGTCCGATAACGCATCCAACGTGTCATCGTGCTTCGCGTGCGGCCACTGCTCCAACTCCTGGCCGACGACATCAAAGCCACTCCTGATGTGGAGACCTCCGCGCTCAACGAGGGGCTGAAGGGCACCAATTCGGTCAATCTTGCGCGTTGTAGGGCCACGCACGACCGAACGGATCGGCCACGCCTGGCCGTGACTGATCTGGTCCTCGCGGATCCAGTTGCACAACTGCAACTGGAAGTTGTTCGACTCAACGATCAACTCCCTGGGGTTCCAACGCTCCAAGTGCGAGCGGATGATCTGCACCAGCTCAGAGCCCGTAGGGTGACCCCGGGACATGTCAACTATCCAGATGTCGCCCGAAGCCTCTATCGCAGCCGTCATCACCACCGCCGGGTCAGCCAGAGTCTGCTGAGATCGGTTCGGGTCAACCGCCGTGTAGAAGTAGTAAGGCGACTGAGGGTCGCCCTCCTTCGGGTACCGCTCCCAGTTCGGCAAGTCGTCGAACCAGCGGAAGTCCTTGCGCTTGAAGTACGCCTCCCCGTCAGGCACAGGGTTGTTCTCGAACTGGCACGAGAACACATGGCTGCCCTGGAGTTGCCGCTCGCGCTCCAACTCCTCGTTCGTCCAGATCGTTGGGAACAGAGGGGTCCCGTCATCCTTCCGGCAACCCAACTTCAACTGGTGAACCATCCCCGCGTACGGCCCCTCGCCCGCTGCCCCGTCCTCCAGCTCCTGGTGCGCGTCGTCGTAGTGCCACCGAGTCCCGATGTTCAGCGTCTTGTTCAAACCACCCGTGCGCTCGAACAACGAACGACTCTCACGCCGGAACTGACGGGTCTTCTCCCGCATGTCCGGCGTCCCCACGTTCTCCTTGAACACCAGGTCATCGTGAATCTGGAGGTGGTAGTGCTGAGAAACAACGGAGGAATCCACCCCCGTCACCGTCACACTCGGCACCTTGTTCTCCCGCTCCCGCCTCACGTTGATCTGATCGGCCAGCCAAAGGTTCGACTGCTTCGCCGGGTCAGCCCAGAAGGCGTCAGGTGCTATCGCCCTCAACCGATCATTCCTGATCAGGTGGCTCTTGAGCTCGCGAAGCATCTTCACCGCCATGTCCCGCTTGCCATGCACGATCAAGATCCGCAGATCCGGGTCCCGCATCAGCATCCACAAGGGGTAGCAAATGCTCGCAATCGTGCTCTTAAAATGCCCGCGTGCCACCTCGAGATTCCCCACAGGCTTGTCGCTGGACTCGAACTGCTGGAGGAAGTGACAGAGCAGATCCCTGTGTAGTGGTGGATGTAAATCTGGGTACCCACAGACCTCCACGCAGAACCAATAAAAGTCCTGCTCCGCGAGGATCCGTGCATCAGCCGTGGAGATGTCGTCGTACAGGGGCAGTTCAAGCCCCTCGATGCCACGGGGCAACTCTTGTTCAGCGGTGGTCATGACCCGGTGTCCTGAAGCTCTTGCTTCCGCTTGTTCACCTCGACCATGAATCGCTCGGCCTGGTCCTTGGGGGCGGACTCGCTCTCCAAGTCCTTCTTGAGCTTGCGGGTCGTCGTCCAACCGGCCAGTTGCCCGAGCATCCGCAGCCACACCTCGGTCGGCTTGTCCTCGATCCCAGCAGCCGCCAGCATCGCGCACAAGACCGCAAAGTCGTCGCGGTGAGACTCCAGATACTCAACCCCGCTCTCCAAACACCCCTCGCAGAGGCGAGCCCGAAACTCCTCTATCGCCACCTCTATCCGCTGCCGCCGCTTGACCACCTCTGACGGCACCCCAAGGCGCTCGACCCAGTCCGACGGCAAGGATGGCTCAGTGAAGTACGGGTCCCAGCCCCCAGGGATCGTCGTCCCCTTCCCGGCCCGGCGCTTCGGCTTGCCCCGCTCAACCGGCATCCGCGACCTCCTCGCCCCAGTACGCGCGGACGGACTCAGGGATCAGCGGAGTCAACGTCTGCATGCCCGCCCCAGCACACACCTTCGACTGGGAAGTGTGCGCCTCGCAACGGAGCCAGTGGTGGGGCAACGCCCAAGCCAACGCCCTCGCCCCATTCATCACCAAGCCCATCCCCTTCACCGGGAACACACCGTTCGCAGCTCGCACCTGCCTCACGTCCTTACACCCAGGGGGAGTCACCATCCGGTAGATCAATCGCGCCCCGTAATACGGCAACTGCAAAGCCGAAAAGCCCCACAACCGCTGGTTCGCAAAGTCATGGGGACGCCGGAGTCGAGCACACCCAACCATCGCGTCAGGGAATCGCGCCTCAATCGCACGCCAACGCTCAAGCCAACCAAGACGCTCAAAGTTGTCCCGTAACCACGGCAGGTGCTCGTTCTCCACCAGACCAATCATGCATCCCAACTCGACCACTCGACGCCGTTTTGGTACCCTTTGGGTGCAAACGGACTACGGGGAGGCGACATGTGTCCTGCTTGCGACGACTCTCAGCTCGTGCTCGGAGAGCCCTGTTGGCTCTGCCACGGAGGCGAACCCTGTGAACCCACAGGAGCCACCGCCGCATACCTCGTCGCCGCCATCGCGACAGCAACCACCGTCGCCATCCTCCTCCTCATGTAGGGGCGAAAACATGAACCCGTCCGAACTCTCAGACCTCATCATCCAAGCCATGCTCGCCCTCGAAGCAGGCGACAAAACCGCATGCGAAGACGCGCTCTCCAGAGCCAAGAAGGAAGTAGACAAGGCCTGGGAACAACTCCTCGCGAAAGCCAGTTAACGCCAGGGTGTTCCTGGCACAGGCCCCCTGCTCGCATCTCCACCCCGGAGGCCAACGCATACCGCGTCAGGCAAACCTGAAACCCCCGGGGCGCGGCTACCGAACCCAAGCCGCCAGCGAGTAGGGGGCCTGACTCTTACACCACCAAAAGAGCCCCATGACACGCATCCAACAAGCCCGCGAACTCAACGTCACCAGACGACAGGTCGTCAAAATCGAACAGAAACGGATCACACTCGACCAAGCACACCAAACCAACCAAAACCTGGGCCGCAACAACCCGCCAAACCACCCCACCACCGTCGGGAACCCCACAGACGTGTCTTCCCCAAAACGACGCAAACGCAAACCCATGAACAAACTAAGAGCGTAGCCGTGCCCAAAGCATACGACTTCACCTACATCTCCTGGGGCGCCGGGACACAGTCTACGGCCCTTGCGATCATGTCCGCGCTGGGACTCCACAACGTCCCAAAGGCCGACGTAGCCATCTTCTCCGACACCGGAGACGAACCTGAGTCCGTCTACAAAGTCCTGGACGACTACAGAGAGATCCT